TCAGCGTAGTGCTTGCCCTGCTCGGCAGTGGCGTTCAGGCCGTGCGCGTAACCGTGGATGAAGGCAACAGGCCCGAGACGGTAAACACCCTTCTCAGCGTGGTAGGGCAGGATGGTCTTAGCTCCGCAGCTCTTCGCGGCGGTCTTAATGCGGGCCTCTAGGTCAGCGCAGTAGTCGCGGACGATGGCCGAGCCGGACGTATGCTGGAGGGCGACCGTGCGGTGCTCGTGATTGCCCATGAGGTAGACGGTGGGCTTTGTGCGGGCGAGGAAGTCCTCACCGCCCTGGATGTCAGCCATCAGGGACTCGGCACCTTCAGCGTCGTTGCCTACGCCACGGCGAAGCGATCGGAAGTCGAAGCAGTCGCCGAGGTGCACGCGCACGGTCGGCTTGTAGTCCTTGATGAACTCGCAGAGGGCGTCGGTGGCCTCATCGTCGGCCATGTCTCCGTGGTTATCACCGAAGGCTACGAAGCGGGTCGGGGTGCTCATTTGCGGTTAAGGTGAGGGATGGGCTGGCCGGAGTCGAAGGCCGCGAGCATCTCGTCACGGCGCTTGCGGGCGGTCAGTAGGTCGTGGCCGATGTTCTCGACGATGTCAGTGCCACGACGACGTAGCCGAAACCAGTAGCAGTCGCCCAGGCGTTGCAGGTGGTGGTTCGGGTTGTCGGTGATGACGCGGTCCGACTTGCGGTGGCCTTTGCTCACCGTGTACTTGGGACAGGCCAGCAGGAAGGCGACGCGATCAGGGGACAGGCCGACCTTGCGGGCCCACGCCACCGTCTCAAGGGTTAGAGCCTCCATGACTTTGCGAGGATGCGTCCTTCGGACATGATCTGCTGACGGGCGTTCTGCTTAAAGATATACTCCTGGTCGAACAGGTGCGAGGCGCGTATCTCGGCGATGCTGTCCAGCTCTTCATCGTTGGCGGGGCCGACTCCGGCGGTGGAGACGTAGACGGTGCGGACCTTCCAGCCCTTCTCCCAGAGGATGTCCTGACAGACCCGCAGCTCATTGATGTAGCGCCAGTCGGAACAGACCACGGTCTCGGGGCTTACCTGATCATGGTGCTTCATCACCGGCACCCAGTTGGCGAAGTGTCGGGCGAAGACATCCTTGTCGAGGCGCCGTGCGAACTTGCCCATGTTGACCAGGGTGTCGCGGTTCTCGCACTTGAACTCTTCGTTCATAAAGTTGCCGTCGAGCCCGAGGTAATCCATGAAGTGGTTACCGGCTTCTTTCAGCGCGTCGGCAAAGTTGATGTGCTCGGCAGGGCGGGTCGACCACTCCAGCAGGCCCGAGGCCAGCGTGTCCTTCCCTGCCCGGGCGAACCCACTGATCAGGACGAGAGTAGGGGCGGCCATCGGTGGGGGTGTCTCGGTCACGGCCTTAGAAGTTAACGCCTTCGGGGGGCAGCGCGTCAGGCACCGTCGGTTTTTGCGACCCCTTAGGATACGTCATTTTGTACTTATATTGCGGGCGACCGTTGTACTCGCCATTGGCTTCGCACTCTACGCCGACGAGGATGGTCTGGCCGCAGGCGGGCTCTAAATATTGCAGATACTCTGCCGCGGTAGCATCCAGCCTGATCTCCTCGGTGAACTTGCCGGAGTACTTACCGACGAGCATGGCGAGGGCCTTGCCGTACTTGGTCGAGAAGTTCTTGGAGAGGCAGAAGCCCTTGTCGTCGACGAAGAAGAGGCGGGCGGAGCAGGTGCCATCCTCCCAGACCTTGACCTTCTCGAACTTGGGCTTGATGAGCTTCAGGCGGTAGGTGCCGTTGGTCGAGATGGAGGTGAGCGGGGGGCGGTCGTTGTTTTCGGTGGTCATGTTGTTAGGTGCAGAGGTATTTGATGAGGGATGCGACGATGAGTCCAAAGAAGGTCAGCGTGATAATAATTTTAAGGATGCAGAGAAAGGCATCCATTAGGCAAAGGTGATAGCGGTCGACGTGGTCGGCCCCTTGATGTCGATGACCTGGACTGCGTCACCGTAGGCCGGCCACTCGCCGAGGGTCGTGCACTCGCGGTACGCTTGCAGCGCCTTCTCGAAGTCAGAGCAGGCGTAGGACATCAGCTCTGGGCCAATCTCGACCCATGCCGTGGCGTAGGGCGGGGCCTTCTCGACGAAGAGAAAGCGGAAGCCAAGCACGCGGCGCTCAAAGGCCGTCTCGAAGCACAGGCGGTAGAAGTAGGCTTGAAGGTTATAGCGGTAAGCCCGGATAGACTTCAGGATGCCAGCAGGGGACGCGTCCTCGGTGGTCTTGAGGTCGTAGAGGTAGCCGTCCGTACCCACACCGTCGATGGCGCACTTCAGCTGCACGCCGCAGTGATCCGTGGTGAACATGAACTCGGTCAGCTCGAACGTGACCTCTGCACGCTCCAGGGCGTGCTTGGCGGCAGACGCAATGATGTGGCACTCGCAGGACTCCTCGGCGCTGACGACGGTCATACCGGGCTTGAGGCTGGACTGGAAGGCTTCGTAGGTGGCCTTGCCGTCCTTAGTGCGGCGGTCGCACTCGGGGGCCGTGACGAACTTCTCGTTCAGGAGTTCGGGCTGGAGCACGGCGCAGTGAATGAGCGAGCCCATACGCAGGGCCTTGGTTTCTTCGCGCTCCTGGTTAAGGTAGGCTTGGTAGTGGGCCGGGGACTTCAGCAGCTCTTTGGAGCCGGAGTAGTTCAGCGCCTGGATGCCGTCATAGAGGACGCGGTGGGTGATAGGTTCGGGTGGGATACGCATGGTGGTCGTGGTTGTTATTGGGTTGGTGGAAATTATAGGGCGTCGTCGTCGGGGTTGGCTCCCTCGACGCTGGCCGAGATGCGGCGCACATCTTCCAGAGCGGCTTCGGCTGCGTTCTCCATGGCCTCAAGCGTATTGCGGAGGACGCGGAGTTGAACGACGAGGACGTGAACGCGGTCGTGGAGGGGTTTAACCTGGGCGGCTTCGTCAGCCGTCTCGATGTGATCGGTGAAGACCTGTAGCTCAGTGATGGCCGAGCGGTTTAAATCCGACAGCGTGATGATGTCGGCGTCGTGCTGTTCATAACGTCCGGCGATGTGCTGGACGGTGGCTAACGAGCCCGTGATATTTTCCACGAGGCGCTTGATTGAGTCGCGGTTGGTCATCGGTTGAAAGTAAGTTCCTTTATCTCGCCGTTAGGGGCAAGCGTGAAAAAGCGAACCTGTGACCGGGCAAGCGACGGGTGCGTCTTGCGCTTCCACAGGCCGAGGTCGGAGAGAAAGTCAGCGTGCTTGCGGGCGGTCATCTCAACATACGGGTAACCGTCAAGGAGCAGGAGCAAGGCGTACTGGCCGGAGACGGTGCGGGCGATGCGCTCGATGCCTGCGGGGGTCGTGGTCATTCGCTTGTCTTAATCTGCTTCCACTTAGCGACCGTAGATTTCATAACTGCCCGGGAGATAGAGCAGGTGATCATGTCGGAGCCAAGGATGTCTTCCATGACGCGGGCGAGTTCGTTGCCAGCGTAGATGACGGCCTTCTGCTTGGCCTGTTCGGCCTGAAGAAGGTTGCCCTGGTGCATGGCGCCCATAGCGGCGGAGATGGGGTCGAAGGGGTTGAAGTCGGGCTGGCTCATTTGGTCAGGGGGCGAGCGGGAAGGTTGAAGTTAGTCGCGGTAGCGGCGACCTGAGACTTGAAGGATGCCGTGGCACCGTCGTCGTCGAGGTCAACGGAGATACCGCAAGCCGTCTGGATGGACTGCCGGCGGATGTAGGTGATGGCGCCGCCAATCTTCTGGGCGTCCAGACCCTCGGCCTTGACCATCAGGCGACCGAAGTCGAAGCGCTCACCCGAGGCATGGAGGAAGGCGGTGTTGATGCCGACCTTACCTTCCTCGCTGACGAGCGTCTGGATCAGAGCCAGGTTATGCTTGAGGAGGACGGGCTTGATGGCGTCGAGCAGCGCGTCGAGGGAGACGTAGCGGTTCTTGAAGCCGGGGTTTACTTTGTTGGCTTTGACGTTGTCGAGCTCAGCGAGAGCGGCGACTAGGTCAGCGGTGGGGGTTTGGGATTTGGGCGTGGTGCTCATGGTGGGAAATTATTTGGCGTCGGTGTTCTTAGTGACTTCACCGGCCTTGATGGTGGCCTCGATGTCAGCCAGGGACATCCGGGTGTAGTCGGGAACGAAGAGGTTGTAGTACGTCACGCCGTTGCGGACG